GCCTATCCTAGTTCTGCCGTTGCTATGACTGTAACAACAGATGCCGGTACACCAGCAAACGATAATGGTGTAAAGGTAATAGTCTTTGGTTTGGATGAAGATTACAACGAAGTTAATCAGGAAGTAACTCTTGCTGGTGCTGGTACAGCTACAACTACACAGACATTTCTTCGTGTCTTTCGTGCCTATGTCAGCGGATCACAAGCACCTACTGGCAACCTGAACATTACCAACGGTGGGACGACATATGCTCGTATTAGTCTTGGTGAGAATCAGACGCTGATGGCTCTGTGGACTGTTCCTGCTGGGTACACAGGATTTTTAGATCATGTCAACATTGCTACTGGTACGACTAACTCTAACCAGTACGTTACTGCTCAAATTGTCCAACGTACACAGGGCGGTGTGTTTCGAGTTATGATGAAACAGACCCTTGGTTCAGGCGGTGTTGCAGATTTTCTTATAGGTTATCCGATTGCGGTATCTGAAAAAACAGACCTAGAAGTACGGGCAGAATCTTCTGGCGCTAATAACTTAATTTCTGCAAACTTTTCTATGGTGTATATTAAAAATGAGGATACATAATGGCTGTATCTGGAACATATAATTTTAATCTTGATATAGATGAAGTTATTCAAGAAGCTACTGAAATGATTGGTGGTGAAAGCACTCTTGGTCAAGAGGCTGCTTCTGCACGTCGATCCATTAATCTTATGCTAAAAGATTGGCAGAACAGAGGTATTCTTCTTTGGACTACTTCTGTATCTTCTCAAACTGTGACAGCAAGTGTAACTTCTTATAGTTTATCTGCTTCAACTATTGATACACTTGAAGTTGTTTTAAGCAGAGATAATACTGATACTAGGCTTGAAAGAATTACTTCTGAAGAATATTTACTTATTCCTAATAAGACTCAAACTGGTAGGCCAAGTCAATATTCTATTCGTAGAGAAAGAGACAATCCTGTTTTATCTTTGTGGCCTTTACCTGATAATTCTACAGATGTTTTAAAAATGGAAATTGTCAGCGAAACTCAAGATACAAATAAATCAGCTATTCAAAATGCTGATGTGCCTAAAAGATTTTTGCCTTGTTTGACTATGGGACTAGCTTATTATATGTCCTTAAAAAGACCTTTGGTTCAAGAGGGGCGTATTTCTTTGTTAAAAACTAACTATGAAGAACTACTTGCAAGAGCTATGGAAGAAGATAGACAAAGAGCTTCTATGCATTTGGTTCCTAGATTAAGGTATGTTTAATGGCAAGTACTAAAAATGCTATTGCTATGTGTGATATATGTGGGTTTGTTTATCCGCATAGACAAATGAGAATGAATAGTTATGGAATGTTGGTATGTCCAGAAGACTTTGAAGGTCAGTATGATTTAAAAAATCATCCTCAAAATTCTGTTCCTGATGTTAGAGACAATCCTGCTATTTTAAATCCAAGACCCGATGTTGGTGGTAGAAACCTAACCTGGGATCAAGCTACTGTAGCATATAACTTAACAACACAATATTGGCAGACGATATGACAAATTTAACTGGAAAACTTATATCAAATACTTATAAGCAGGTTATGCTTGTAAGTGGTGCTGTTTCAAATACTGGAGTAGAAACTTCTCTTAAACCAGTACAGACTGGTGATGGCGCAAAAAGCGCACTTGAAATTGCAACAAGTGTAGTAAAAGTAAGAGATGTTTTAAATGTTGCTGGTATAGTTTCTGCAACTGGAAATATTCATTCAGATCAAAGAGTATGTGCTTCAGCATTCTATGGTAACGGTTCTAATATTACTGGTGTAACTGCTACCATTGCAGGAAACATTTCTGTTAGCAATGCTGTTGTAGGTGGTAATCTGCAAGTATCTGGTACTGCTACTGTAGTAGGTGCAACACACCTTCAATCTTCTTTATCTGTAGCTGGTGCTGCACAGTTTGGTTCTACTGTAACTGTATCAGGACCAACGCAACTTCAAAGTAGTGTTACTATTCTTGGAAGTACTCATATTAAAGGAGACGTATCTGTTTCTGGTAGAGTAGACATGGCTAACAATGTTTCTATTGGTGGCGGTCTTTCTGTAGCTGGAGCTTTAAATGTAGCAACAAGTTCAAATATTACTGGCGATCTTGCTATTGGTGGTAAGGTATTTGTTTCTACAGATGCTTGTATTGAACGTAATTTGTTTGTAAGAGGCACGGCTGATTTTTATAATAGTGTTTCAGTAAGTGGTAATGTAAATGTAGATGGTAATGTAACTGCTGCATTTTTTTACGGTGATGGTTCAAACCTAACCAATGTAGAAGCTGAACTAGGTACAGCAACAAATATTTCAGTTGTTGGTTTTATTCATGCTGGTGGAAGTGTTTCTGTTAGCGGTCCATTTAATGTTGTAGGACTTGCAACCTTTCAAAACAATGTATCAGTATCTGGTAATGTAAATGTTGTTGGAACTGTAACTGTTGTAAATGCAGCTACGTTTAAAGATGCAGTATCTGTAAGTGGGAATATTGATACGGCAAGCAATGTTTCTGTTGGTGGTACATTTTTAGCTACTGGAGCGGGTACATTTGCATCTACTGTTACCGTGTCCGGCGCAGGTACATTTAAAAGTGCTGTATCAGTAAGTGGTAATGCAGATATACTTGGTAATGTTTCCATTGGTGGTAACGTAACTATTAAAGGTGATGTGCATGTTAGCAGCAAAGTTTGTGCTTCTGCATTTTATGGCGACGGTTCCAATCTAACAAACGTAGGTATATCAGGAAACGTATCAGTAACTAATTTAACAGTAGGCGGCAATCTGTATGTTAGTGGTACAACTACAATTGTTGGTGCTGCATTATTTAACAGCACTGTTACTGTATCAGGTAATGGTACATTTAAAAGTGGTGTATCAATCACTGGAAACTTAGATACTGCTGGAAATGTTTCAGTGGGTGGCACATTACTAGCTACAGGTGCTGGTACATTTGCTTCAACAGTTACTGTTTCTGGTGCTGCTACATTTAAAAGTCCTGTATCTGTTAGTAGTAATCTAGATGTTTTTGGTAATGTTTCCATTGGTGGTAATGTAACTATTAAAGGCGATGTACATGTAAGTAGTAAAGTTTGTGCATCTGCTTTTTATGGAGATGGTTCTAATCTAACCAATGTAGCTATAACAGGTAATGTATCAGTAACTAATTTAACAGTTGGTGGTAATTTATATGTTAGCGGAACTGCCACTATTGTAGGCGCAGCTTTATTTAATAGTACTGTTACTGTGTCAGGTAATGGTACATTCAAAAGCGCAGTATCTGTAAGTGGGAATATTGACACTGCTGGTAATGTATCAGTAGGCGGAGCGTTGTTAGCTACTGGAGCGGGTACGTTTGCATCTACTGTAACGGTATCAGGTGCTGGTACATTTAAAAGCGGTGTTTCGATTACTGGAAATATACAAGCAAGTGGTAATGTTTCTATTGGCGGGAATGTAACTGTCAAGGGGGATGTACACGTAAGCAGTAAGGTATGCGCTTCAGCATTTTACGGGGATGGTTCTAATATTACTGGCGTTCCAATTACTGGTAATATTTCTGTTAGTAATGTTACAGTTGGTGGTAATTTATATGTTAGTGGTACAGCAACTGTAGTAGGTAATGTAGTATTTAGTGGTGGTACATTTGCTCTGGCTAAGTCTGCTGCTGTATCTGTACATGCTACTGCTATTGATGGTGTTACTTCTGTATCACTTAATTTTGGTAGCGCACAAAACTTTAGAACGACAGTAACTGCTGCACATACTTTGGCGAGACCAACTAATGCTAGAGTAGGACAAGTGGGTAGTATTTTCTTTGTTCAATCTGGAGGATCAGGTGCAATTTCTTATAACGCATGTTGGAAGTTTCCAGCCGCTTCAGCACCAACATTTGCTACTTCTGCGGGGGCAGTGAGTAGATTGGATTACATTGTAGTATCTATTTCTACTGACAACACTGGAGAAAACATTCAGGCTATAATGACGCAGGAGTATGCATAATGTTTGGTAATATGTTAATGGGTGCTGCTGGAGCTAGTCTTGCTGGCGGCGGCGGTTACTCGGTTGATAACAGCATCGTGCTGGATGATGGGAGCAGTCAACGATTAAACTGGACACCGGGAACAGCGGCGACTAGCGACAAAATTAATACAATTTCTTTTTGGTTTAAGCCGGGGATATTAGGAACAAACCGCAGATTTATTAATTCGTTTATTAATGGTGGCACAGGGATGTACCAGCTAGGTCTGAACACATCAGACAAATTTCTATTCCACCCATGTGTTACAACAAGTTCTGAATATACTACAGTCCAAGTTTTTAGAGACCCTCACGCTTGGTATCATGTGGTGGCAGCTTTAGATACTACTCAGGCTGTCGAAACTGATAGGTGGGCTTTATGGATCAACGGAGTACAATTAACATCATCAGATGTTACCTACAGTGGTTCGTTGGCACAAAATCAAGCTGTTGCGTTGTTTGAGTCGGGTCGTGACCATATTATAGGCGCTGGCAGCACAACCCCTGGAGCTTATTCTTATTATATGGATGGCTATCTAGCCGAGTTTGTTGCTATCGACGGCGTAAAATTAGACGCCACCAGCTTTGGCGAATACGACACCAACGGCGTTTGGCGTCCGATTGATATTGCAAGTGCTGGCCTTACGTTTGGGAACAACGGTTTCTATTTGCCGTTTACGGATAGCGGTCAATTAGGTGCCGACTCTTCTACAGGCAATCAAACGAGCATCACACTGTCCGGTGAATGGACAGGGGACACTAGCGACTTTACCACGCTAAACACAGACATTGTTCCGGCTTTGGGGCAAACCGGCGCTATCAAATCCGTAGACACTTTTACGGGTGATTTTGCCATTGAATTTGAGTGGCAGGGTGGAGCTAACCCAGCGTATTTGGGCGTCTACGAGATAGACGAAGATGGCTCATTTAGTCAGACTTCTGCTGATGGCGGGATGGGGTCTATGACGGATAGTTTTTATCTGTTCTTTACTTCTGGCAACGCCGTTAATGCCGTGAATGGCTCCAGCACGGAGGCTTCTTCTATCTTCACAGCGGCGGCTGGTGAGGTTGTTAAATTTCAAAGATCAGGTTCCACCTTCACAGTTTATGAAGATGGTGTCTTGCGTCACACTTTTACAGCTACTAGTGCTAATGAAGTTCGCATTGTTGTAGGACAAAACTCTTCTTCGATGGATTGGCGAGACTTCCGCTGGGTTTCTGGTGGAACGATTACTGGCAATCCATTCACCCCCTCAGGCTCACCCACTCAGAGCAGCGATACGCCGACGAATGTGTGCTGCAATTTCTCCCCTCTGATAGTTTCTGATTTGTCGTTTACACTTTCCGAAGGAAATCGAAAAGTGGTGGTAAGTAATGACAGTGCTGTTAGAGGGTCCATGGCGATACCTACGTCTGGAAAATACTATTTTGAAGTCGAA